AGAGATCTGTGATCCCGCCGCCTGATTGCGAATTTGTATAAAGCCTTGTGAGTAGTGCGCTTGATGCGGGGGCTGAGAAATCAATTCCTGAAATATTTGTAGCATCGTTATTCTGAAATGAAAGGTTGGTATTAATGTTTAAGCCTATGGGTGTTATCTGAACTCCGGACCCGGGGCCGTGATTGTGTGTATCTAAGATGACAAAGTCTTGGTTGTTGTTATCAGCGTAGTCTGGCCCCGGGTCAGTTCCTGGAGTTGGGATAATTAAATTCATGTTAGGGGTTGTTGTCGTATTAGCCATTTAAAAAACCCATAAGCTTACCGTCAGAGCGGCGTTGCTTGTTAAAGTTAATGTTTGTGAATTTAATGGAGCACTTCTAAAAATTGAAGCTGCAGCATTTTGGTCTACTAAGATCCAGCCCGTCATTTGTTTTCCAAGGTAATGATTAAAAGTGTTAACTCCGTTTTTTAGAGTCACGTTCTGTAAGAGCTCGCCATCAACTAAAGTATTCGCAAGCAGAGGATTAAGTTCAGAGGACCATTGCTTTTGCATAAGCATCATGGTCTGATCATTTGACTTATAAACATTTAGCGCCACTTAAGCTCCACTCCCATTAGTAGCCCCATCCTCCGCCCCAACCAGAGCCGTTACCAAACATCCCGCCGCCAAAATTTGGATCTCCGGTCATAGATCTTGAATTAGTGGCAGTGTTTGGAGCCCCAACATTTCTGTTCGCAGCTTCAGTTTCAATTCGAAGCATCAAGGCTTCTTTTCTGGCGTCAAGGCGTGCGGCTTGATCTGCGAATTGTTTTTTATCTAGAGATTTAGAGGCAACATCGACAACAACGTATTCATGCCATCCAGAATAAGAATAAGGCATCATGTCGGTGTCTTGTAGGAGCTGTTTTGCTAAGGGGACATACCAGAGCCTAAAACTTTGTCCGGAGTTCGCAGGAATAATTGCTAAGTTTGTGCCCATCTCTCGATATTGAAAATTACAATATTGGCCAGCTACAAAAGTTGAGCCTGATCCAAGTAGTAAATTGTATTTATCAAGGTCTGCGGCATTACACCGAGACATCGGGACCCAGCCCGTTATATTTGTGACATTCGCACCAAAAGAATTTACTTCTAGCTTATGAACCTTAAAGCACGCAGGCGCTGCCGTCCCGCTAGCGTTAGGCATTCCGTTAATATTTAAAAAATTAGTCCCATCAGGCAAAGGGTAGAATTGTTGGCCTGAACTTGAGAAAACCTGTAGAGGTGCTAGGAAGTAATCTTCCCCGTACTTTTGAACAAGTAGGCCGTAGAGTTCGGCAGCACTCTGATTTATCTCAATGTTCCATTCGTCCATTGTGACAAACTTTGACTTAAGCATGTCAGTGCGAAGCTGGGCTTGGTATCTGATATAACCTAAGTTGATCTGTCCTGGAGCGCAGGGAGTAATTGAGTTTGGTTGGCTTGGCGAATATCCGGTCCCAGAGCTTACTTGGTAGAAGTATTCAGTGCCGATACTTACAGCGGCGTCTAGATACTTATTGGTTGTAGGACTTCCGACAGTCGTCCAAGTAATTTGATCAGTGCTTCTTTGAACTGTATAAGAAGAAACTCCAGTAATGAAATTCCACGTTAAATAATTCTGCCCGTTACCAGTCTGCAAAATTATATTTTGGACTACGGCCATGAATGGTCCTTTCAAAAACCTATTAAGCGTATCGTGCGTAATTCTCAGAAGGTGAGAGTTTAAAATCCACCAAGAAAGACATTCCGACAACCGCATTATGCGCCGGCGCGGTAGGCACTAACGTTGTAGTGCTGGAACTTGTTGGTGCTAAGAACTGCACCAAAACCCAACCCCCCTCATTAGCGGTGTAACCAGTTGCAATCGGAGCAATTGCAAGGTTTGTGTTCCCGATTACTTCAATTGAAGTGATACCAGAGATCCCTGCAGCAACTACAGTTCCAGAAGATCCGCCCCCAGTTGAAACTCCAGTTGACGTTGCTATAAATGGAACCCCTACGGCAGGAACTACGCCCGGTTTTACTCCAACGCCAGTCCAGCATGCTAAATTAGTATTGTAATTAACCAGAGCAAAGGTGAATCCAGTTGCATAACCAGCAACAGCAGCAGAGTAAGTAAGTGCCGTAGTTGACCCAGTACCGGAAACAAAAGTTAGGGTTCCAGCAGTTGCTCCGGGCATTTGTGCGCCAGTAGTTTTAAGGGTAGTTTGGCTAGAGATTGTGGCGCTTACTGTGTAGAGGTTTCCGAATCCATCAGTCCAAACAGATCCAGAAGTTGCAGATCCACTTGAGATTGTGAAAAACACCGGCAATTGCGCCGTATTGCTTACTGGAATATTAGTTGCTCCGTCTTGAGGAATGCCTGCAAGCGGCGCCGCAAGAGTTGATGTAACAGTAACTGTTGTCGTGCCCGTGGCCGTAAAGCTATAGGTCCCATTTACACCAGATGGCAGCAACGCGATCGTGCTAACAAGGGCCGCCCCAATAGTTGCGGCAGAAGCATTTTCTGCGATTGTTTGTTGAACATATTGAAGACCACGAGATCCGTAAGGAGCGGCGTTACCAAGTAAAGGCTGAGATCCGCCGACGCCAGTTACATAAAACCAGATAACAAAAGTATTTCCGTAAGAGTCATAAAGTGTGAAATAGGTACTTGCTAAACTTCCAGAGCTATCAGCTACCGGGGCAATTGTTGCTGATCCATCAGGACCAGTGCCAACTGAGGCAATAACATATGGAACGCCGGCAGTGAGGGATGTAGAGTTAATCGCGATTGTCCCGCCAGTTGATGGAGAAACAAATCCAGAGAACCCGCCCATATATCTATTGTAATTAGATGTTAGATGAATCAGAGCATAACCAGCTGCAGGATTTGGACTTCCTTTAGCCTGATAGGTGATCGCCTCACTTGTTTCATTGTTTGTTGCATTCGCGCTCATTTGAACAGAGGAGCTAGAGAGAATTGCCGAGATGGTGGTGCCCGCAGGAATTGCAGTGCCCTGAAGCGGCATGCCGGGAGTCAGACTAGAGGTTCCGCCAGCAATTGAAGTGATGACGCTTGAACCTGAGGTCAAGGTCCCAGTCAAAGAGGCAGATGAATTCATATAGACCGCTTTAACGCCCTGGCCCTTTAGGGTTCTATTCCCATAACCGTTTCCGTTTGCAAGATCGACCGTGAAGTTACAATCGATTAAGACAGGTTGAGCTGCGAAAGAATAAGTTCGTCCGCCGTTGTTACCAATAGCATTTGCCATATAGGACCTTTGTTGCCCTGAAGTGTTTAAACGCTAGAGTGTCAAGGCGCTAGTCTAGTCGTTTTGTAGGAGGTCCTACATCTATGTTAGATCGCTTGAGAAAAAGGGCTAGGTTTTACCCTAGCCCCTCATAAATTACTGTGGAAGTGCTACTACGGCGTTTGCGCCGGGGGCGTTACAAGAAAGATTCAAGTAACCACCGACCCGAATTTCAACCGCATCTTGTCCTGCGATCGGAAATCCCAACATATCATAGAATCCGGGAAACGTTAAGAATTGCGGTATCTTACCTAAGCTTCTCAACTTAAAGGTTTTCATAGTCAAGATGTAAGCCGTTTGAGCAGGGCAGTTACGATCTTGAATGATGCTGATCTCACCGTTTGCAGTCGGGAGAACCAAAGCTTTAAAGCTGATCTCAACTTCTTCGTTAACCTTGGCTCTGATCATTTGGTATTGACCTTGGCCAGTTAAGTTTTTCACCAAAGTTTGGTAAGAAACGGGGTTAATGAAAATTACGTCAGGATCACCGGCTTCAGAACTTTGCGCACTAAGTTGGTTAGTAGCATCGATCAAACAATCTTGAATCGATTCAGAAGATCCAGCAAAGCGAAGGCCTGCAAGTTTAGTGGGCGAAACACTTCTGTTCTGCGTGAAGAAAGAATCAGAAGAAGTAGGAGCAACACTCGGAACCCATGCGCCAAGTCCTGCGATACAGAGCATGTTGGCAGAGTTTAAACCGTTAGTGATGAAGTTAGTATCACCAGCGCGGCTCAAATATGGAAAGCTTGTTGACCAGTTAGTGGGGGTTCCTGCGGCACCTTGTTGAGTAGCGCTTACAGTTACAGTCCCTGCTCCAGTATCAACGGCGATTACATAACCAATGGCAGCACCCGTGCTCTGAGTAGCCGTGCTACCAGAAACAGAAAAGCTTGTTAAGGCCATGTTGACAGAGAATTGATAAACTTGACCTAAGTTGTCTAACGTAATTACGCCGTTAGTGATTGAACCAGATCCACCATTAGCTCCATAAGAACCACGAGTTCCCGAACCATCGCTAAACATTTGAAAAGCAATGTCGTTAGCAGCGCCCATGTACAAAGACTTAACGTTCATCTTAGCAGCGGGCATAAATGCGCCGATGTTCTGAGCAGATGCACGCAAGAATTGGTTCTGGATAGATCCAACGCGGTAAACGTTTACCGTGGTGAGTAAGAAGCTCGCAGTTGCAGGAGCAGTTTGATAGGTTTGCGCAGTTCCTAAGTTGGCAGAACCGCCACCACCGACGTCATACAATACGGGGATAGGGAAGTTTAATCCGCCTAAGCCCATTTCAGTCTCGTCTTTATCAACCATAGATAAGAATCTATTTTTGTTAAAAACGAGGTCCTTCATGACCCATGAGTCATCACTATAAAGTTGTTTCAGGACCTGTAAGTTATCCTGACTGTTTGAATACGCAATTGCTGGATTTGCTGGAGTTCCCATTTAATTTACCTTTGCAGTTTAGCGGCTTGCACCCTACGTATAGCTTCCTGAATTTGTTCGGATTCTGACATGAGGTGAAACGGCTTTGGTTTCAACTGTTGAGATGAAACCGTCATGTTTTGAGTAATCGTCTTAACTGAAGTCTTCGGGGCACCCAAAACTTTGGCCTCCGGGACTTTATTTTTTAGTTTAGAAACTGATGAGAACTTTTCAGCCCTTGCGAGCAAAGCCTCTTCAATTTCTTTAGCAGCTTGTTCAACCGTTAATTCAATGTTGTCTTCTTCAAAGGAGTCATTGATATGCTGAAGAACAATGTCCTCGGCACCTAACTCTTTGACCGTCGAAAAGTCTGGGTTTTCGCCGACAACCTTAACGATCTCGTTTTTCCACAAGGCTTGATTAGCCTGATACTCCTTAACAACTTGTTCTTCTTGTGCCTTCTGAACTGCCGAAAGCTTTTCTTCTAATTGCCTCACTCGCTCCGTTGCCGGGTCTTTGGAGGCTTCCTTATTTAGCTCGTGCTTTACATATTCCTCATAAGTGAGGCCCAATTCTTCCGCTGCGGAAAAATCTTTGTTTTTTAATTTCTCTTTAAGTTGTTGATATTTTTCGGCATCTGCCATTTTTTCGGCAAATGATCTTTCTTTTTCTGCAATTTGTTTTTCGCGTTGGCGCTGAGCTTGTTCTTTTCTTGCGAGAGCTGATAATTTTGGTGAAAGCGCAATTTCTTCTGCCGGAACTTCAGGGACAGGGGCATCTGCCGGGGTAGCTGGATCTTTGGCGGGCTCTGGCGTTTTAGCAACTAAAGGGGATCCGGTAACGCTTGTCGTCCCTTTTGGGTCATAGCCGACAAAGTCCTTTGTGGGTAAATCAAACTGACTTGGCTCTCCTAGAGTTTTACCTGTGGGTGCGGGGACCATACTTTCTGTGGTGAATGCCATAAATTTTTCTCCTTAGTTCTTCTTATTAAACTGCAACGTTGCTTGTTGGTGATATCGAAGGGGCTGGCGGCGTGACTGCCGGCCCTTGTTGTTGTCCTTGAGGCGCTTGCGCCGGCTGAACTGTCGGCGGATTAGCTTGTTGTTTTAGGTTTTGTACTTCTGTGAAGTAATCGCGAACAAGTTGGAGCTTTTCTTCTTCAATGTCGGTGACCACATACTTGTTATAAGTTTGAACCGTTAACGTAGTCGCAAGGTCGGTTGGATCTAAAATAAACGCGTCAGGCTTACAGTATCCCTTTTTACCCTCAACAACTATTTGGTCTAGGTCATGAAGGATGCGCTCTTCAAGTGCTACGGCTAACTGGTCTGATTGCTCAAGATCGGGTAGGCGCGATAGGCGTCTGAATTCCTGATTAGATATTTCACCCGAGGCGAGCATTTCACTTAATTTAGATTGGCGTCCTACAGGATCTTTAGGAAGGCTTGATTCTTCATAGCATCTAATTACGTTTGTATTCTTGAGAAGTGATAGTTTGCCAAAATCAATTTCTCTTGTGCCTTCGGGACCTACATAAGTTGTCCCGTACTTGCCGTATTTCTTATGAAGGTCTGAAGCTTTATCGAGCATCTTAGATGCAAGGTCAGGATAAAAACCATGATATCTCTTTTGCATGGCGCTGAATCTATCGTTTTGAATGTTCATGTATTCGCGTTGCGCTTCGCCTGAGTTTAGCCCTGCAGGTTTACTTCCTGCCGCAGACAAAGAAGATATTCCAGAGATTTGATAAGCGTTTTCAATAAGCCATTTGATGTATTCATAGATCTCTGCATTGTTTGAGGTCGCATTGATAAACTGTGGCGCCTCTTGCATCGTCTTAACTTTGATGATGCTAGAGATGTTGTTATTGAATGCGGTCTCAAGGACCTTAGATAGTTCACTGATTATGATCTTTGGAACGCCCGTCATCTCAATCGACTGACTTGCGATGATTAGCATCTTGTAAATTTCCATTTGAGTTGGAAATAGAATTTCAGCTAACCCTTGAGAGAAATAGCCTACGGTGTTTTGGTTGTAGTCTTGTTTACCAAAGGGGAAATAGTCGTATTCCCATGAGTTGTCATGTATTACCCCATCAGAACATACCAGAGAATGACGTCCGTCTTTAGCGTCTTCGCCTGACGGTAAATGCCAACCTTCGGCAATGATAATCTGATCTGAAATTGTGTCAGTGCTTTGAGGAGATGAATCAACAGTCCCGCCCTGAGATTTCATGATCTTTTCTTCAGAGCGCGGAAACATATCGGCTAAGACGCCGCGGTCTACAAGCTTTGTATGAATAAGGCCACGAGGTGCCCCATAATAAGCATCGTTAAAGTCTGTGAGAAGTTCAGTTTCTAATGTTCTCTCAAGCCAAACGCGTTTATCTTTTTCGACAATCTTTGTAAAACCGTTGCCTAAAATAGTTGAATCTCTAAATCCTTCGGTCCCGCGTGCGTAGGCCTTACAACGATAGAACTCGCCTTGAATGAAGTTATTAACTTGTTCTGCGATTAAGCGTTCACGATATCGACTTGCGTCAGGTATCCAAACGGGCTGAGGATTATCTTGAGTAAGCTTTGATGTAATCGTGTCAACGCAGGAATAAACAACGTTTGCCGTAGGTCTACCCATTGGCATTTGCTGTGAATTGTCGAGTGTAGAAGTTGAGGCAAGATAGTTATAGAGGGGCTTACCTGAAAATAGTCTTGAGTAGAGAGACGCTTGCCGAATTCTTGCTGAGTGAAACTTCTTTAAGAACTCGGTGGTTGAAAGTAATTGCGCCTTTAACTCTGCATCGTCTTGAGCTAACCACCACTGATAATAATTATTCTCTTTTTCTTTTTTGGATTTATCGCGTGGGTCTACGACCTTGTCTTTAATCTTTACAACTTCTATCGGCTCAACCTTCCAGCTCACATTGCACCGTCAGGGAAAATGGTATTGGCTAATTCTTCGGGCGTCATTTTAACGGTGTTGATTAGGTTCTTTAGCTTTTCTTTTGCTTCAACTTCCTTAGCATCCGGCGCAGTCGGTTCGGGAAGCGGTGCAAGTTTTTTAACCTTGAATTCATCCGCACTAGGAGAAAAATCAATCTCAAGGTCATTAGACTTAAACCGAGTGACACCGCTAGATTTAAGAGCCGCAATGATTGCAAGCGTTTCCTCCAAATTCATTAGAGGCTTTCTAAATATTTAGCGATTCTTGCGCTTGATTTTTTAAGTGAGGCCGTGTCTTGGGATGATTCGTTTTCTCCCATTTCACTAGCTGATGCGGGCTCGGCATCTGGCTCGCCTAGGGCGGCGTTAACTTCCGCGGCTTGTTTCGCGTCCCAGGCTTCGTTAGGATCAACGGCGTCCTGGCCGGCATAGTCCATGTCTTGGCGGAGAGCGCCCTTTTTCTTTTCGCGAATCATTTTGCTAATAGATTTGCCGTCCATTTTAGTCTTCCTTTTTGCTCATGTGGGACAGAACAATAGCTTTAAGTCCGTCCATAAGTTTTTTGTGATCTTTAGAGTGAATGGCTCCCATGATTTCATGGCCGACTTGTTCGTGGAGTTCTGAATCTGGGTCTTCTCCTTCGACTTCCCCGCCTTCGGCTAATCCTTTAAGGTTAGGATTGGGCATTGATTTTAATTCATTTAATTTTTCTTGATGGGATTCTTTAGAATATTTATCTAAATCTTTATTAAGATAGGGGGTATCTTCTTCTTTTGCTCTTTGCATCCAACCGGGCTTGGAGCGTCCAGGGTATTCGGGAGAATCTTTAGAGGCTTCATGAACGCCCTTAACTTCTCCGCCCTTAGCCATACATGTTTTGCAATCGCAATCTTCGCCATGCATAGAGCTAGGCTTTTTCATCAATTCCATTTGATTCGCTTTCTTTAGCCATGATGCAGTCAATAACGGCCTTGAGTGCTGAGGCTAATTTCATATGATCTTTTGAGTGGATAGCTTCCATGAGTTCTGAAATGGCTTGCTCAGACATTTCATCGTCTTCATCGAAGCCGTACTTAGATTCGCCGGACATTGTGCGAAGCTTTGGGAC